CTATGCAAATAATGATCTTAATATAAATAGATTTTGGTTTCATGGTAGCGGGAGTCACAAAATATTATTCTAATCTTTATTAATCGATTCTTTTTTAATTAAAACAGCGTGACAAGTAGAACATCTGAAAATTTTTATTATAACACTATCTGTATCCATATTGGTTATATTATGGAGTGTAAATTTACCACAATGATGGCACGTATTGCCTTTCCCTTTACCGCCTTCAAATTTGGAATTATTTAAATCCCAAAAAATTGATTTACAGTCTGGACAATACAGGTGAGAACCAAGGTCTTCACACTTTTGCACTCCACAACTGGGACATTTAAACCCTTTTGCCATTGTTTCATACCCCCGCATTTTTTCGATCATTCAATTAAAATATTTTAGTATAGTGAGAACGAGTTGACATCAAGCCGACGCAGTTCAAGCTCAACCCACATATCCATTTCTTCTAGCATTTGCAATACAATCTGCTCATTTTTATATCCTTGTGACGAAGCACCTACAATTTTTCCATTTGAAGCAATTCTTCTCCAACGCCATTCTGAGCTAGAATCTTGGTAGAATTCCCATTTATCTTTATTCATTTAATCCACCCCTTCCTGATAGTTATAATTCTCCAGAAATAGTGTTAAATCCTGCTAATTTTGCAAAATACTTATCGCATAATTCGACAATTAACTATGACTCTGAAACATTTCTAGCACTAAAAAAGCACCCACCAATTTGGCAGATGCCATTGCCTAATTAATCAAATAAATTCCCTATACACTTTCAAACATAAAAAGAACATCCCCTTCTCAAGCCCGCTTATATCAAGAATTTCAATCAACCCAAATATAGCACTATCAAGCACTCCACGTGGCCGGAGTTTGACCAACTGATGTCATTCGGGAAATCTCAAATCTTACGTTTGTGGAAACATGTCCACGCTTATAGGTTGAGACGTTGATATTGATGTTATGCCATCATGCAAATGGCTCGACACGACAGGAAGTACGCTATATATTCCTGTCAGCATCTGGGAACCGCTCCACAAGCCATTTAATGATAGCTCTATTTTTGTACCTTACCCCTAATTAGCCACTAAATAAATCTTTTCTTTATCAAAGCATATCTGCGAAGTATGGTTATAGATCTGAACCATATCCTGCATTTTTTCAACAAGCATGCCTGTGCCCGGATTGCCTATTGCTGCAAACGCCCCGACAGATTTCTTTTCCATTACGATAGCATCGCTTTTTAAATGAGCGCCTTTATCTTGAAGAAACTCATCAACCGGTCCCTTCTTCACAAGTGGAATATTCCCGATGAACTTTCCAATAGCTTCGCCTGCGGTACCTAATCCTTTTACCACATTTGCTTCCAGCGCGGAGTTCCCCATCTTTTCAAGACGAACAGAACACTCTCCAAATAAATCCCTATAGGTTTGTGACATTTCTCTTATCTCATCTTTAATGCCTGAGATGTATTCTTCTTTAAAATTAGCGCTTAGCATTATTTCCATAAGTGATGCCAACGAGAATGTGTAAAGCGATAATCTATAATATTTGAACTTCTTCTCTAAGTCAGCCAATGTTGAATTCACTTTATTCTGAGCGACAATGAACTGTTTCGCTTTAAGGACCTCATTAACCTTCTTCTGATATGCGTTCATATTCTTTCTGGCGGTTCTTTGAATATCCAATACAAGCTTATGGTTACTAGCAACGAAATGCTCATTATCCCAGTTGAGCTTATACTTTGTGACGATATTCATCAAGGTTTCTACATCAGCTTCGATTTCTGCTTCCTTTTCAACTTCAAGGAATGATAAAATCTGCTTTTCCATTTCTGCAATATTACCCAGCTCTTTTTCAATCGAGAAGAGCGCTACTGCCATTAACATTATGGCTGGGTTAATTGCGGCCGCTGTTGTAGTTGTAGCAGACAATGGTCCTGCTGCTTGAAGCTGTGCAAATTTTGATGCACCATCCGCAGTCTTGAAAGCTCCCCAGAAATTACCATTTTTCGCAATCTTCAGAACGTCACCAACGCCTGCATTAGCTAATTGATATAAGCCCTCTGTGGCAAATGTGGTTGTCTGTGTGACAGTGTTCAATGCTGGAATAAGTGATGACACGCCAGCTCCTAAAGTCGATAGCTCTGTAATTGGTACGCTTAATGTTTTCCCACTGTAAATAGTAGCACGCGCATCCAACAGCATTCCCACTGTAAGTTCCATTAAATCATTTTCTGTTCTAACGACCTCAACCTCATTAGAATGATTAATGTTTACAATTTCTCCCATGTTGTTCCTCCGTAACAAGATTTGACGTGGTACAAAAAATCATGATTTTCGAATACAACTTCAATGCGGAATTTAAAATCCGGTGTTGATGCGGATCTCCTTTCAACTTTTCTTCCTCTTTAACAGTACTTGTAATTTTCGCGATGATATTATGGTCTCCAGCACAACATACAAAGCTCCACATTATTAGCTCCATGTCTTTGAAGCAAGTAGACCAGCAATTTCCTGTGTTTCAGGAAGCTGTTCCGTTTCAAGGATCTGCGTTAAATCGAATACTCGTGAGCCCCTTGGTGCTCTTGGCGTTATTTTCTTAAAGTCAGTCTCATAAAATTTATCTACAAAAAAGTATCTAGTAGCCTCTAGCACATAGCCATAATTTTTCCCATCATCTATGGCACGTTTTATTTGTTGCTTTCTTTCATCCGTAACATCTCCAAGTTCAGCTTTATATTCAAGGCCGGTTGCCGTTGTTACTGCTGTTATGATTGCAATGATTTTCCCAATGGCCCTCACACTTTTTTCTTTGTATAACCCCAAATAATCGTGAGCGCTAAAGCCACGATCAATGTTATCGTAATAGAGGCTTTCATTAATATTAAAAACGAATGTTGTACCTGCGAGCTGAACTCTCATGCGCTTCCATGAATCTGAAACAATGATGAGTTTATCTTTGTAGCAGTAATTCAGATAGTCATCTAGAACCTCCTGCATTTCATAATCCCTATCATCAATTACTTCCTGTATCGCATTTGCTAATTCTTCAAAAGTAGTGTTAATGTGCATTACTGGATATGTCTGGGTTGCGTTATATTCCTTTAGCTGTTTTTCAAATTCTTTCTTTTTTTCTAAGTTCATCAACACAGGAGCTAGGGTAATCATCACTTTATATTTTTCATCGCTAAAGGACTTCAAATGTTTTAGCAGCTGAGTTGAATAAAACCAGTCAGACATTTTTGTTTCTACAACAATTTTAAAGCTTTCTTGTGTAATTGTTGCGTCCGGTATGCTCTCCACGCTCTTCTCTTGCAAATTGAATACTATTTCTGGTTCAAACGTATCTGAAAAGAACTCAGACTTTAAGAGTCGGAAGAACTTCTCAGAAGAAAACGAATAAAGGCGAGACAAAAGAAGCATAGTATTTGCTGTAGCAACATTTTCTTTCTCATGGTATCTCTGGAAATAATGAATCTTCATATCGACTTGCCTCCTGGTTTTTTCTTTCCGTAATTCTTTGGGAAATACTCTTTCCCAAGCTGCCAAACATACTGGTCAATTTGTTTCAGGTTATATTTATCCAAGCCATAGAAGTCACGGAAAGCAATTAGAATGCTTTTAAATTTAACATAGTCCTTTAAATCTCCATCTTGAAAATTCGAGAAGCTATCTCGATTTCTAAAATAGCGAAGCACTTCATCAACGTAGCTATCATAAATCGGGTAGTCGAGCGGATTGTGATGGCTACAATATTTTGTGGCAAAGGAGTAAAAATTCTTCAGTGTCTCACCGATTGTTACATATTGGATTTCTCCAACCAGTGAACCATCTCCGGCTTTAAGTCTCGCATCAATATCCAGAGAGCAGATATGCTTAGCCACCGGATATATCGAAAAAATATTCGTGCTGTAAAAGTTGTTAAGTGTTGATGCCTTTAAAAGAATATCAGTGACGTCTGCATTATTCGGACATAACTTAAAGAACAGTTTATTAAGTGCATCCTCCTGCAGATGGTAGTTCTCAAGGCCATCCCACTTTTCAAGATAAAACTCAACCTGCTCGATTGATGGTACAGGAACATCGACATCCGCTTTCTTCTTGCGTGTAGGCACAGGTTTTGCAGTCTTCTCCTGCTTAGGCGCAACTGGATTAGCCGTTCCGTCAGAAGCTAAAAATAAACGGAATCTTCTAAGATGCGATAAATAGCTCCCAATAAGTGATTTAACGTTACCAGTCGAATTCTCAGAAAGAGCTTTTATTAATGCATTCCTCGCCTCATCCTCAAAATCTGTAGCGTTCACTGCATTCCAGAATAAGTCTTTGCTCCCTTTCCTCCAAAGGTAAAAGGTGTCCGCATAAGCAGTACTGATTGTTAATTTTGAAATGTTCTGGCTATGTAGGAAGCTCCTATATACAGCACGCAGCTCCTCATACGATAGAGCTTGCAAATTGTTTATGTCCAAAGTTGAACCTCCTTCTTAAACCAAATTTACTCATCTTCGTTTTCATCAGTTTCATCAATGCCAAATAACATCTGGAACTTGTTGAAGTTATAAGGGTATGAGTTGTCACCATCGATTCTTACCGGTTTATGTTCATTGTTATATTCAAACTCCAGCTCCCACTGTGTACCATCACACACTGTGTATCCGAAGCGCTTAGTTGAATATCGTCTGCGCCATTCACCGATGTGAAGATCCATAAGGGCGGCTATGAAAGCATCTCTTGTGTAGGGTTCCTCGTTATCAATATCCATCAGAGCGAGTGGTTCTTCGTCTTCCCATAATTTTGTGTAGGCTCTCAATCCATCTGATAGATCCACAACATAAGTACGGTAGCCACCGAAGAAACCGCCAATGCTAAAAGTAATCTTGTTGATGAAATCCATGTTTGAATCAACGTCAGCAGCCTTTTCTTCTGGTTTTGATAAAGTATACATTCCACCCGCCTCAGCATAGGCTTGCTTGGCTTTTTCCAAATACTCCCGAGTCCAGTGAAGGCGGGTGTCTTCACTGGGATGCATAATTTCTTTTTGGCCATAGTCTGGGTTTTCCATTGTATTTTTAAGACGGCCTATTTCTTGCTTAAGACCACGAATAGCGCTCATAATCTGCTCTCTCGTTTTTCCTTTGAGATACTGTTCATAGTATCCTTCCGGGCTAATCATCATATTAGACCGCCTCCTTTACTCGTTTCCGGTTTTTATTTCGTTACCATCAGGCAGAATGAAAGTCTGCTCAAACTTAACATCCATAACATCTGCTATGGCCTTAAGCTCTTCTAAGGTTATCGTTTCACGCTTCAGCTTCTTCCCGAAGTTCTGTGGCGACTGACCTAGGCGTCTAGCCAATTCGGAGACACTGATATTCATTTGTTCACATAGCTGTCGTATCATGTCCGAGGTTTTCATAATAGTCCCTCCATGCCTTATTAAAAACATTATAAACCATTTGGTTTCAAACAACAATGAAATATTTACAAGAAGAATACCCGCAACTCAGTAAGAGAGCTGCAGGTAGAATTATGTTACAGATTATTCGTTTATTTCGATCTCGATTCCAGACTTAAATTCCACAATAAAATGGTTATCAAAGACGATTATCTTATCTATGAGCGTCCTTACAAATTGCTCATCGTATTCGGTAAGTTCGCAAGGTAGCTCTTCGAGAAACGAAATAAGTTCATCGATCCGTTTCTTCCGATCTTGGCGTGAAGCACCCTCAGCCTGGATAGCCTGCTTCTCCTCGCGAAGCCTTCTTACTTCCATACCAAGCTCATCGCCAGCGTTCTTGTTACTGGCTGTTGCTAAAAGCTCCTGCTGGAGTGTTTTTATTTGCTCATCAACCTCTTTAATGCGATCATCAGTATTTTCTTCAAGGTTACTTTCAATATTTTCAATTAAAAGCGGCAGGATGTTTTCTTTTTCACGAAACGCTCCGTTGATTGCTGCAACCGCCACTTCATGAAGATGTTCTTCTCGTACTGTCCTTGCAGTGCAATCAGGTCCGTCTTTATCAACTCTGCTGACGCAGCGCCAAACCGTAGACTTACAACCTCGGTTATTCCATTTGATTCGGCGGTAGATATCCCCGCAATGCGCGCAAAATACCATCCCAGAAAGTGCATATCGGCCACTGTAGACTCGTTTGTGCTGTGTAGCGCCTTTTGTGAGGTTTGCGCGTCTTGCAATTTCCTCCTGGGCCTTTAAAAAGATGTCTTTTGGAATAATACCTTCATGGCTACCCTCAACATAGTACTTGGGGACCTGACCTTTATTGGCTTCACGCTTCTTTTCAAGAATATCCACTGTATAGGTCTTTTGAAGCAATGCGTCGCCGATGTATTTCTCGTTGGTTAGGATCTGCTTGATGTTGGTTTCATGCCATTTTGCTCGTCCTGCTCCGTTTAGAATGCCATCGGCTTCAAGTGATCTTTTAATCTTTAAAAAACTATTGCCACTTAAGTACTCACGGTAGATTCGTTTTACGACTTCCGCCTGCTCTTGATCAATGATGAGGTGCCCATCTTCATCCTTTGTATAGCCTAAGAACCAGTTGTGGTTGACCTGTACTTTGCCTTGTTGGTAGCGGAACTGTAGACCTAAGCGAACGTTAGCCGATAAGGATTCGCTTTCCTGCTGCGCGAGGGAGGCCATGATGGTCATCAGCACCTCACCCTTGGCATCTAGCGTGTTGATATTTTCCTTCTCGAAATAAACGCCGATGTTCTTGTTCTTTAGGGCTCTGGTGTAATTCAGACAATCGACCGTGTTCCTAGCGAATCGGCTGATGGACTTGGTAATCACCATATCAATCATGCCGTCATGGCAGTCGTTGATCATGCGCTGAAACTCATCACGCTTTTTCGCATTCATTCCTGAGATGCCATCATCCGCATAAATTCCAGCTAGTACCCAATCTGGATGATTTTCGATGTATGAGGTGTAATGCAGAATTTGTGCGTCGTAGCTCGTTTCCTGTTCTTCGCTGTCCGTACTGACCCGGCAGTAAGCAGCAACTCTTGTTTTCTGCTTTTGGTCGGTTGCCTTTTGCGTTCCTACCGTTTTCTTTGCCGGAATGACGGTTACATTGCTCGCAAGTGAAATCACTTTTCCACCTCACTTTCGATCAAGCTGTAAGCGTACTCAGCCTGCTTGAATGGATCATTGAAAATCTTTCCTGCTTTGGGCATGATAAATTTTGTAGCTGGTTTACATTCTTCTTGCAGCTTATCGGGAAATATTCTGCCCAATTTACGCTGCCGTTTGAACCGTTCTGCTTCTGCTCTTTCAAAAGTCTCCTGATCGATAATCGCCGGATAATACTTGTCACCAAGGTAACGTTCATTTTGCAGGATTCTCTTTACACTTGGGTGATTAAGCTTTAGTCCAACCGCTTCAGCTGCTGCAACGTAGGCAAGACCAGACAAGTAACCCTTGAAAATCATCCTAACCTGCTCTGCTTGTTCTTCATCTATAACGGCTTTTCCTTTCTCATTTTTATATCCATATGGTATTGCCATAGTCTCACATCCTTTCTCTTAATGTTAATCTGCACTTTAATACAAAGCCAATTTCAAATCTTTTAAACACGATAATGTACTTCACATGCTCCTCAAACGCAGCTTCATCGAATTCTCTAAGAATACCTATGCTATTGATGTACTTGATGAGTTTATTGAGGGCTTCCAGGTGCTCGTGCTCATGAGCGAGCGAAGCATAAAGTGTTTCTTTTTCATCACTGATCTGTTTAGCCTCAGCAAGGAGACCTGAGTTCTGCTCATTGAAAACCGCAGTTTCAAGATATTCCTTAGCAAACAGCTCCGTTATCTTTTGCCTCTTGTTCAAATTGTCTTCAAGAACCACATCCAATTTATCAAGTCGCGCCAGCGCCTCTCCCTGGTTGAGGTCTTTTAGGCTTGCCAGTAGCGGCTGCAATAACACTTTCTTAGAAAATACCAGCTTGTTGATCATATTCAAAAAAGCTACTTCAATATTTCTTTCGCGGATGAATTGCATGCTGCACTGGTCCACTCTTTTAATATGAGTTTTACACGCATAAGCGAAGTATTTGACTTTTGATTTAGTATGTGTTCTTCTTTTCCATGTGGCACCACATTCGCCGCAAATTATCTTGCCAGAAAACGGGTACCGATTTTGATACTTTCCTTCACCTGTCTGTATTTTCATCTCATTGGAGCGCCTTTTAATCATCGTCTGTACTAAATCAAAATCTTCAGCAGTAATAATTGCTTCGTGATGCTCAGCAATATAGTACTGGTTCTTCTCACCATTATTGATGTGCCTTGCGAACGTGTCATCAGTAAATGTTTTTTGGAAAAGCACATCGCCTTTATACTTTTCGTTCCGAAGAATCGAGAGCACTGTCCCCGATGTCCATTCTCTTTTTTTCCTGGTTGGGATGCCTTTATCATTAAGAGCTCTAGCGATTAGATGTCCACCTTTACCAGCTAAACACTCTGAAAAAATGCATCTGACTACGTCGACCTCATTTTCATCGATCACCATCAAGCCATCTTCATTTTTGTAACCGTATGGCGGATAAGCAACAACGTATGTTCCGTTTTGGAATCTCTTCTCAATGGACCATTTTTCATTCTCTGATAGGGAAACCGACTCACTTTCCGCAAGGCTGCTAAAAATTGTGAGCAGCAGCTCATTCTCCATATCGCCGGTGTTGATATTTTCCTTCTCGAAGTAAATGAACACTTTTAGCTTTATAAGCTTTCTAACCGCTTCAAGGCACTCTGTAGTGTTTCTGGCAAAACGACTGATGGATTTGATAATGATGAAATCAATCTTACCGGCTTCACAGTCATCAAGCATCTTGCTAAGTCCATCACGCTTGGCCATGCGTGTGCCTGAAACGCCTTCATCATAATATAGTCCGACGTACTCCCAGTTGGGATTGCTTTTGATGCTGGTTTCATAATGACTTTTTTGAGCTTCCAAGCTGACGAGTTGTTCGCGACTATCTGTTGAAACGCGAGCATAGGCTGCGACGCGTAGTTTTTTCTGCAGCTTTTCGTCTGCTTCAATCTTTGTTATCCGTTTCATTGTCTCAACCTCCTTTCCTTCCGTACTATACATCACTCTAAAAGCAATATTTAGCAAGTCATTTATGACATAATCTCCGCTAAAAGCGGGGTGAAGGTTTCCCGGTTTTTAGCCATGATTTTTTCAAATTCAGTCTGGGTAATAAGGCCATTTTCTAAGAGCTTCTTTGTAAGTTTTTCTGCTGCCAAATAATCATGCTCATTCTTAAGCGCTGATTCAGTGGGCTTCTCAGATTTGTATTGAATGGAATCAACGTCATCCAACTTTGTCACTTTCATTATCTCGACCTCTTTCCGAGGGAACCTATCAATCATCACCCTCTACTAGTCCCAGGACAGAAAGCGGCCGAATGAACGAAAAAACAGCAAAAAAATAATGCCTACCGAAAGACGAATCTCTCAGTAGGCATTACGCGGTGTGTTAGTCGCTGTATTTGATAAAAGCATCGGTGAAGCCAGCCGCCTTGACTTTTTTGAGCATGGTATCGGCATTCGCCTTGACAGAAAACGCACCGAGCTGGACGCGGTAATATTTCTTAGGTGTGGCAGGGGCGGTTGGGGCAAGACCGGATTTTACATCAGCACGGAAGGTATCCATCGACTTGCCATGCTTCGGGAACCAATGCATCACGTCGCCGTGGTTACTGGCAACGCCAAGCTTATGTCCTTCCGAATGGCAGAGGATATCTTTCTCGGTGAGCCCGTATTGCTTACAGAGATAGACGCAAAGCTCTACGGCTTCCTTGTAAACGGCATTAAAATACGAGGTATCGGTAAGACCGTCCTCGCAAATTTCAAAGCCGATATGTGTATCGTTCGCGGCACCTCCGGCATGCCAGCCTCTATGATTCCACGGTAGGGTCTGATAGGTGGCGATGCTTCCGTCAGCCAGCTTACCGATGAAACCGTGGACACAGACCTGTCTGCCGTCGGGTTTGTCCTGATTCCAGTGGTTGTTGTACTGGTTCTTTCCCAGCAGACCATCATCAGGACCGACATAGCGTTTCAGATAGGGGTTATTCGCCCCGGTAGAATGCACCATGATGCCCTTGGGTGTGATGGTTCTGCCTGCTTTGTAACAGGCATTGTTTGTCAGAATGAGTTTACGCAGATTCATTTTATTTGTCCCCCTTGTTAAGCTGCTCCAAGACTGCTCTGAGCTTTTCAGGGATAGGCAGGCCTATTTTAGCGGCATTCTCAATAATGCTGATTCCTTCATTAGATAAATAGAAGAAGATAACTGCAGTCCTTATTCCACTTCCGGTTTGAATAAGCTTTGAATCAATGATGTGGCCAATTGCTACTAGTGAAAATAGCAGTACCTTTTTGAATATTCCTCTGAAGCCCACCTCGCTTGATAGTCGTTTCTCCAGGATGGCTACCATGACGCCTGTCAGGTAGTCGATAACGACAAACGCCACCAAAGCATATAAGAAGCCATCCCAGCCTCCTAAGAAATATCCGATATAGGCGCCAGCAGCGGCAATGACAATCTGAATCGTGTTAACAATGTCTTTCATTCTTTAATCCTCCTCGATTTAAAATAAAAATGAGCCCGAAGGCTCAATTTATTAGTAAAAATATTGAATAATTGTTTCATTCCTATGTCTGAGTTACCCGGAACCAATCATATACAGCATCATAAGTTGTACCGATGCTGATTTCAAAATCCAGCCCCAACCCTACATAGGCAGGTGTGAACCCTAATGCCAATGCCGATCTAGCCAATATCCAAATATAACCATTTAGACTGTAATAGAAATCTACATACCATGCTGTCGTGTAGTAAACCCTTGCTTTGATGTATCCTCCACTTGGCAAGACTGCTGGACCATAGTAGCTAAAACTGCCTCTTGATGTCGGTGAATTGAAGAACTCACCCATCAAGCCTTTCCAACCACCATCATATGCATGCCAAATTCCTAACTGTTTTCCGGTCAAAGATTCTGAGATCAGCAATCCTGTCTTGGCGTAATTCCCCCAGTAGCTACACCCGCAAAACTTTGCAACTATTGTAAAGTCATTGCTGGCCGGTTTGGCTTGAACTATACCTCTGCAAGCAATCGCCCCAATCGGAGATGTTATTCTTAACACTCTTCCGTCAGGTACCGCAGTTGCTGTGCTTCTATTGACCCAAAGCCACTTTGAATTCAGTGAGGTCATTACAAACTCATCATCCAGCACATTCGGTACCGTAGGCGGCATATCTACTGCATTTTCATAATAAACACCACCGCTTCCTCCACCTCCGGTCACAAATTCAAGACCACTTCCATCCGCTTTGACGGCCACCACTCTAGTTCCTTGTCCTAAATAGCTGTCAGGCGTATCCGTTAATTCTAGAAAATCGTGTACGTGGTCAACTCCTGAGTAAACCCCGGTATGCATGTGGTTTGTGTTAGCTTTGGCTGCAAGCATAGCGTTTACTTCTGAAGTAGAATATCCGCCACTGCTTGAAGGTGCTACTGACAAAACATCTGATCCGCTATACTGGGACATCCGCTCAACCTTCTGATTCAACTTTATTTCATGTTCCAACATTGTATTGTGCAACTCAAGAGTATAGGACAAAGCACCGGTACCATTATCCTCGCTTACTGTGATCCCACGAACTCTTAACACCCCATCAAAACCTATGTCATCGGAACCCTCCGGTGCAATTTTCCAGCCGATCCAGTCTCCGATCAAGTAAGTTTCAAATGGCTTCATCCTGTTGCCCTGGTCGTCAAAGAACTTCGTAACTGTTCCCTGTATTCCCCAAGTCGGGTACGCAACCCTATTCAAATAGGCCTGTCCGTATTCGCTGAGGCCATCCTGAATGTTGCTTGCTGACAAATATCCTTCACGCCTGCCATATACAGTTTGGCTTGCAGAATGTGAAGCAATTGCTAAAAGCTTATCTCCACCTTCAACGAGCACTTCATTGACAAGACCTGTCGCATCACTCTGGTTCTGATGACTAATTACTGCTTGTCCTGGTCTATAGACCACCGTCTCATGCAGGTCCAATCCTCTGTTCTTGTAAATCTTCAGCACAAGTTCAGGAGTCATTTCAATTTCGAAGTACCCCAATCCCTCCGTAAACTTAGATGCTACTTCCAGCAAAGGTGTACCAATATGGAATGACAGATTGATGTTCTCCGTGAACACATTTCCTAAACTGTCTTTGTCATCCTCCCAGTCTACGGTTACCCCCATTAGGCCGCCTCTTGCTTGTGCTTCCAGTATCATTGTCCGTAAAACCTTACTTGCGGTTCCGGTAAACTGCCTGTCCAAAACAGGGGTCCCCATCTCCTCCGGGTAAACCACAGCCCAGTTCAGCATAGAGAGTACCCCGCGGCCGCTGACTTCCAATACCTGCTGTTCATTTGAGTCTACATAGTTTGGTTTTCTTGATTCGATGATCCATTTGAACAATGGATTTCCATCAAGCTTAACAAGAACCAAATTGTCATCTGCAATATACTCTCTGTTCCCACCAATGTCATCGTATCTGCTTATGCTGAAGCTGCCACTGCCAGGGTTGTTCTGAGCCATTTGGAATGCCTTGTTCCAAGCGCCATCGAGCTGCTTCACAAGCACATTCGGATTTGTTCTGACACAGATGAAAAGTTCAATCCCAACATCATCTGTTGGTAAGCCAGCATACACTTCAAATCCTATTGTATTGCTGTCTTGAATTATGGGTGCCGTGAGCTGAACCTTAATTGGCCCCGTAACTGCTGAAAGAGGAAGCTGGAAGATAATCTCTGTCCATGACCATTGAATCACATTGCATAGCATGTCATTAATGTAAACAAATCCTCCGAAGCTTCTCAAATACCTGTCAACATTGCCTAGATCTACTGCTGTGTGCGTATAACCAAATCCACTACCATACAAGGTCAAAACGGAACCCGCTTGACCTCTTGTTACTGAAATTGAATTGATACGTGGAAATGGAGGATCATCAGTTACATTCAGTTCGGTGTACATTGTCCGAGTCGCTCTCAGCTTACCGAATGCTCTGTTAGCTGGAACATATAGGGTTCTTCTTTCTCTTGGCTTGCCAAAACCTATATTTTCTTCAACATACAAGGTGCGTTTATCTCTTAACTTCCGGAACTGCCTGTTCTCAACCATTGTAAAAAAACGCGGCAAAGGGAATGGACCACCCATTAGATTGAAGGTGTTTGGTGTACTCCAACCTGTGTCTATTCCAAGCGTTTCATTTGTTGCCCTTGCTCTCCAGTATAGGAAACCATCATAGACATCATATGGTTCAAAGGTTGTCATCTCGCCACAAGGCAGCGCCGATACCGTATTCGACCTGTAGTTCATTCCACTGAACATTGTTGTTCTATCAATTTCAATCGTAAGGTTGGCTGACGCACCTAGAACTAGCTGCATCTCCATTGTGAGCAGCGATGGAGTAACCTCGATATTCGATGTTGCAAGTTCCTGCTTGATCCAAAGATATTTGCCGGTCATGTTGTCATTCTCAGCTAATACCGGGCACTGGGCACCGTTCGATGCAATGGTGTAAGAAGCTGGAGGGGTTTCATCTATTGTCAGGGCGCAGCTGATTGTTACGCTTGTTCCGGCTGGCCTCTCACCAAGCGTCCACTGCAAAATTTCATCTCCATAGGCTGTACCGCTTAAAACCAAAGGGCCAACTACTCTGGTTCCACTACTATAAAAGTCAAAGCCGTAGGGAACACCTTCAAGCAGCTCAACTTCTGAAACAGATGTATCTGTCCCACTTTGATTCGCTCCAATATTTAATCGATAGTAGCTGTATGAAGCAGGAGATGAAACCGCAAACTGTTTGCGCTCATTCATACTCCATGAAGTCTGGCCAGACTGTGTATCCAGCACAATCCAGTTCGTACCATCATTGCTTCCTTCAAAGGTCCAATCCTTCGGGCTGTCAATCAAGTAGGAATCATTTCTCGCCCTAATCGAATACCCAGCAATAACTTTAGCCGATGCCAATGTTACAGTAAGGATACCGGATGTCGCAGCCACACCCCATCGTGTGTTGCTGTTATTATCGAAAGCTCTCCAGCCTTCATAGCCTGTTCCAAGGTTTCCGCTATCACTTACAGTAACACCGTCTGTGGTTGCTGCGGTCATGAGCGGAACATAGTCATTCCCTGATGTATAGCCTTCAGGCGTCGAGTTTGGATCTTTATCTAATTGTAGCCCCAAGAAGGTCAATACATTATTTACATAGTCTTCTCTGGTAACAACGTGAGTAAACTCACCAGCTTCATCAAAGTCTTCTTTCAAAAACTCTTCATAGGTGCGTACCCATTTAGCCGTAAGCGCCAGGCTGCTGGTTACTGATTCATTCTGAGGCGTAATTAACCTTATTCTATCCGGCATACTCTCACCTCCTCACTACGACCAGCTTCCAATTGTAACCTCAAACCTTGGCGCTCGTGGTCCGAGCATCTGAGTTGGCGGCGGTATCGTGTTCTTGATGATAATACTGCTGCTTGAACCTTGAGGAGCCAAAGAAGTAATAGTAGCACCAGTGACCCAAGTTGCTCCTTCGTCCATGCTGAATGTAAAATCAGTATCAATAAGAGATAGAGTCAAATTGTTCGCAATCTTTGTCGTGCTGCTATTGAAAAGCTTGATTCTGTGCGTCACTGTTGTACCTTCCGGCCTATCCCCAAAATCAAGGTCTCGAATAAACTCCGGGTCTCCGGAAGCATCATCATCTAAGAACAGAATATCGTCCGGCACTTCTCCATCCGCCTTAACGCCATAAATATTCACAGTGTATATATACATAGCGCTTGCACCACTTGTATATGAAACGTTATACCGTATTCTTATAACCTTGACCGCTTCAGAAAAGGTGCATGGCTGAATGCTGTCTCTCCATGAGTCATCGTCTACCATAGAAAGTGGTATTGCACCATTAGGCAGTGTTGCATTTATCCAGGTACCGTCAAGACCATTCGTGCTATCAGAACTTCCGGCAATTGAAATTACTGGATTGTTTCCAGACACACGATGCATCATGCCAAGCCCAGACACAACGTATTTTTCAGGTAAGAAAAACCATATTGTTCTAACTTTTCCTTCATACCAACCATCAAATGTAATAAGCGGGTTAGTGTTATCTATTCCATTTAGCCTTGCCATCTGCTCTGTGGTCAAAGCAGTTGTAATATCGTTTATATCATTTCCAGAGTAGACGGAACCACCGCCTACGTCATACTCAAATTTTCGTCCGGGTAGGGTTGGATAGGGCATTTGTTACACCTCCTCTAATAATAGGCAGGATAGTACTCAATAGTAATCCTGCCGCCAATCGTATCTGTTTCTAATTCCACGCTGTTGTTTCCCGCTTCGAGGACCATCCAATAAGAATCCCCTCCATGCCTGACAATCGAAATCATATTCGTATCGCCTTTCAGACATGTGTAATATTTTGTTTCTAAAACCACTGTTTCTCCGCTTGCTATTGTTCCAAGGAACTGAATCCAAACCCCGTTGTTCTGATTCTTAATGATCGGATTACTCAGCGGTCCTTCTAAGGTAATAACCATTGCTGTTATTGGTGCCGAGCCTTCATTGACATGCGTCCATGCAAAAGGAGAGGAAGTAACCATCTTGGTCTCGGTACTTTTTTCATTTCCATAAAAGAAAGGATCGGCTAATTCTAATTCCAGAGCGAATTTGGCATAGCCGGGGTTTTTCCTGACAAAATTTATCTCTGAACAAAGCTCGGCTTGCGCCTGCCTGGTTTCTCCGTTCCTCATTGTACGAACAAGTGAATGAAGCCCCGGATTACCAATGGCTTTCAAGAATGCATCAATATTATCATCCAGGTCAGCCCTGTCTGTTCCTTTTATCCACATTGAGAGGACAACTTTTCTACTATCAAATCTTTTCTTAATCCACCTCTTGCCGTGCTGAAATGGCACCTGAAGGTCAGATCCTCTGTATTTAGGAATTCCAACACCCTCGATAACCTCTTCAACAGCCCGCTTTCCCCTTGAGGTGAGAGGGAACCCGTTAAACGTCCAATTCTCAGCCAATTATATGCACCTCCTACACCAAACCGTAGGAGTGCTTCAGCAAGGTAGTTCTTACACTGTCTGAAGCCAGCTCCGGCTTTGGATTATTAATTACAATTTCATAATTGTTTACCGCGTTCCCTGTCTGCTTTTCAGTTCCCGCTCCATTTGAGTTCGGCATTGTCCTGCTGACCGCGTCAACATCTATATTCAGACCATCAAACTCTGTTGGGATAGCTTTTTTCATATCTTCTTCAACCAATTTCATCGCATCGGTAAAGCCTACTCCGATTCCCATGCCCATGTTCGTCCCGATACCCGCGAATACTGTCGATGGTGAGTGTATGCCCAGCAGATTTTTAGCGCCATCCACGATGCCGGAAAAGAAGCCACTGACTTTTTCGCTAATCCAACTGCCCATGGATTTAATGCCGTCCCAAAGGCCAGAAACGATGTTCTTGCCAATTTCAAAAACCGAACCAACCGCTTTCCCCAGACCCGTCACGATCGCCGCTATAATCTCCGGTAGCCGGGCAACCAGTTGAGGGATCGCCTGGATCAAACCAAATGCAAGCTGAACGGTGAGTTCAATACCCATCGCAATAATGGCAGGCAGGTTGTTGGTGATAAAATTGATGATTGTTGCTATGATCTGTGGCAGTGCTTCCATCAGCTGGGGTAAGGCGTTTAATAGACCTTCTGCTAGGCCCTGAATAATCGCAAAAGCCGCTTCAAGGACTTTGTCCAGGTTATCTATCAGCCCTGTGACGATTGTGATTACCGCTCCAACCGCAGCGGGAATCAATTCCGGCAATGCTGTCCCGATGCCTTCTACCAGTGCAGTTATTAGCTGTACAGCCGCTTCAATGAGTAGCGGAAGGTTGTCGATAAGTGCCCCGACTATAGTCATAATCGCATCAACAGCAGCAGGTATAAGCTCCGGCAATAAGCTTAAAACCGTCTCCAGAACCTGGGTAAATAGCTCTGTGACTGTATCCAGCAAGGTTGGGAGCAGTTCGCCAATTGCTGAAAGAATCGCATCCATTGCCATGGGAAGGGCGGACACAATATTTTCAATGACGGGTACGATATTTTTTACAACAGCCTGAAAAGCATCCACTAAATTCTGTGTCAGGTTCGTCATGTCGGCATTGGCATTGCCAAGACCTGCTGTAAAGGAGCCAAGTGCGGCCTGAAGCAGTCCGATGGAACCAGATATGGTCTGGGTGGACTCGCGGGCAAAGTTACCCGCATACTGCTCAGTATTCTCAAAGAACATCTGCATGGCAACTTCAGCTTTTTCGGCTTGCGTCGCTGAGTTCCAAGTGAAGTCCAGTCCCTTTGCGAGGGCATAAGCTTGTATGTTGGTGGCGTTCATGGAGACACCGAGGTTGTCCATCATCGTAAAGTTACCTTTGGCTGCACCGGCGACTGACTCCATAGCCATGGACATATCGATGCCCATAACCGAGGCCATATCCGCCGCTCGCTGCATGGCCTTTTCGGTCAGCTCAAGGCTCTTTTGTTGTTCAATACCGGAACCTTGGAAGAGTGCGCCCATCTTATTGGCTGTTGCAAGGTATTCACTTTGCGATACGCCCAGGTTTTTATAGGCTTCCTCCCCGGTTTTTTGAATGGATACGGCATATTCTCCAAATACCGCTTCCGAGCCGCCTAGGTTCTGCTCCAGCTCTCCGAACTGCTGCACGACCTCCTTGCCCAGCTTGAAGGCTGCGGCTCCTGCAGCTATTGCGACTGTGCCCATTGCTGCGCCGACGCCCTTTAAGATGCCGCCCAACTTATCAAATTTGCCGCCGGAATTTTCAGCCTCATTCCCGGATTTCTTCAGTTCATCTCCGAGCTTATCTGCTTCATCGGTGGACTGTGCCAGCTCACGTTCCATGCCATTGAGTTCGGCTTGGGCATTGTTAAGTTGAACAGCCCAGTTCTGGGTGCGACGGTCATTCTCGCCGAAAGAGTCGGAGGCGTTCTGAAGCGCTTTACGGAGCGTTTCGATTTTGTCCTTCTGCGCATCGATCTGTTTTGTGAGCACCTCGTTCTTGGAGGTGAGTGACTGGACGCTGTTTTCATTTTTGCTGAATTCAGACTCGACCAATTTCATCTCTGAGCCGAGCACCTTAAAGGACTGATTAATATCAGCAAGGGCTTTTTTAAACTCCTTTTCACCCTCAACACCGATTATTAAACCGAAGTTGTCCGCCATGTTCTCACCACCTCCCTAGATTCCGTTAGGTATAATTTCATCGATGTAATACTCTCGTTTTGCTTTTGCAAGTCCATTAAATTGTTTGTATACCTCCCACTGGTCGAGCAAATGACCGATCGGCATCAGCCAGGTCTCCTGCTCAGATCTATGTAGGAGGGATACACCATAAAAAATCAGTCGGGCAAACAACTCTTCATCGTTTACCCGACCTGTGCGTTTTTTGAGGGTTCTTCCTCGCTCTCCACATTTCGTTTTGTGCCTTTGTACATGGCCTCCATGATTGCATTTTTGTAGTCCGAGAGCTCGTAGGGAGAAGTGAGAAGTTCAACAGCCTCCTCAGTAAGTAGATTCCGCTTTTTTGATGGGTTCTGCAAATTGTGTACAAGTACTGACTGGTTAGCCAGTAGTGTGATGAGCCACACCACTTCATCCAGAGCCATCTCAAAGTTTTCACTCTTCATCAGTTTTTCGCCTAAATTAGAGAGACCGCCATATCTCTTGGCGATCTCCTTTGTGGCCTTAGTGGTCAGGAGCATTTCGTATTCCTTACCACCGATTTCTATGATTGAGCTTCTTTCGTTATCCATCTGATCATCCTCCATTATGGGGTCACCGTGAATACGGGTTCATAGACCTGCGTATACCAGCCGGTGATCACAGAAGCCGGAACACTCGCGTCGTCCTCATTAACTTCGGATTTCCATGGGTGCTTGCCGTTTCCGTCAAGCTTATTTCTTCGCACTACAGTGCCCTCAATGGTTGGAGTGGAGAACGTAATGCTGTCGCCCTTTGTGGCGAGATTGGTTGCTGGGATGCCAAACACCACACGGTAAAGCCAGAAATAGCGGTATTTACCGTTTGCCTTTTTCGCTCTGAAGCCAACTGCTACGGGCGTGCCACCATCCTCGCTGCCGGAAATGACGACATGGTTATCATCAAGTTTTGCTCCGGTTAAGTCTTCCGCAGCCGTTACGCCGATATCGTCGATACCAAGAGAAAGCGTCCCGCTTTTGAATTCCTTCACGATTTCAGCAGGACCATCGTCGGCATATAGTGTTGCTTCTGCAAGTTCTACGGACAGGTCCGCTTTCATTGCTTTCGCAAGCTGCAAAGGAGTGCCATAGGTTTCATTCCCACTGATATCTTCAGTGATTTTGGCATAGTAGAGTTTATCTAATCCGATTGTTGCCATTGGTTATTCCTCCAATTCGTAATTTTTCGCCACATCGATGGCGTAATGGTGATAGCCGCTATCATCCTCATGTCCGATATACCGGCGGTCCGTTACTGTAAAATCCGCATCTATCAGATTGCGGACTATTTGGTTTTTCATTGCCGTGTAATTTCCCTTGTCAAAGAGTGATAGCCGTGCCTCTTGTATTTCGTGCCTTGGTTTATCGTCGGTGTAAAGTTCAAATGTATCTACCATCGGCGTGATCACAGCATAACGGTCTGGTGCAGTCTCTGAAAACACACCCGTTTCCACAGGAATCAGAGGAGATACGAGCGCAGTCAATTCGCTTAAGAAGCTCATATTTTTTCTACCTCCTTTTCAAACGCCGTGACCATCGCGTCAACACATGCCTTTTTGCTTGCTGATTTTGCGGGCTTCAGAAAAGGCTTTGGCGGTTGGCCATGCTTCCCATATTCCAAAACGCCCGCAATCATAGCATTGCTTTTCCCGTCCTGTCGTGGCTCAGAAAAACCGACCTTGACGTTGAAATTACCGTCCTTATCCTGTCTTGCTGAAGAGACGCCGAGCGCGGAAGCAAGCTCACCGGTGGACCGGCTTTCTTCCTTGGTACCTTTGCCGATGACGCTTTGGAGGTTGCTCTTCACTTTTTCTTCCACAACCTCGCCGCCAGCTTTCAGCACATGGGGGATGATTTCATCCGTTTTCTCGCCAAGCCTGGACAATTTCATCAGGAATTCATCCGGCATTTTAAACGTTGCCTTAGCCACTGGAAATCACCTCCTTGGCAAGGACCTCAATATACATCCCGCGTCCTTTGACATCTTCCACCGAGGTGATTTCAAAACGGTTGTCCTTGCTTACGATTACCATTGCTGTTGTGATGGTCAATCCGGGAATACGGCGAAAACGAAAAAGATCGGTGGCCTCAGAGAACGAGGCCCGATTTGCCCACTTCTCATTGCCATGCCGACCTTCCCGATACGCTTTGACAGAGACGATGATGTTGTCGACTTCTGTTCTAAAACCTTCCGTATCTTTCATGGTCGCTTTTTCCACGATATCTATAAAGGTGTTCATCTTTCCATAGCTCATAATCACACCTTCCAATCCCGGTCCAGCCGCAGCAGGAGATTGACCGTATTCCATACCTGTTGTACCGCCTGAACATTGTCCGCAAAAAAGCCACCTGTGCTGCCGTCCCTTGATTCATAGAAATGGGACGACAGCATGATGACGGCTTGTTCTGTAGTAGGCGGCATTGGGATTTCGGCGTAGGTGTTTTCGGGCAGGTGCTGATAGCTCTCGGCATACCTAATAGCGGCGGTGATGTACATCTGCACAAGTTCGTCGTCTGCCGAGTGTTCAAGAATGAGGTTTGCTTTGACTTTTTCAAGCAGTGTCATACCACCACCATCCTTTCATTACTCTTATGCGTCCGGCGCCATCAGTCCGGCGGTCTTCAGTTTCGCCAGAAGTGCATTGAAATCAACAACGAGTCCGGCAATAGTTGTAGCGGTTGAGTCTAACTGGTTTTCAGCCAAAGTGAACTGAGAAGGAAGCCCCGTTACCGAGGCTCCCTCCAAGATTTCCAGTGTGCCGCCGATGACGGTTTTTTCGCCGCCTTGTTCTGTATAGTTCTTCGCGTTATAACTCATAAGACACCTCCGTTATGCCTTCTGCTGGAGCACTTTAATAGCCTCCGGCAGAATCAGTTTTCCGTCGACACGCTGAGTTGCAACAAAGCCAACCTGACCGGTAACTGCATAAAGCTCATTGAGTCTCTTGAAAACACGGCCCTGACGATCGGCTACCCAGTAGTAACCGAAATCGCCGAACGCGATCGTCTTTGCAGACGCAGCAATTGCAGGAACATAAGCCGAGGTGTACAGTGGTCTGTTCAGAATGGTGTCTGGCGTACCGGCCTGGAGTGAAGGCTGCCAGAGGTATTGTCCCTGACCATCCTTCAGCTTGCGGATTGCCTTAACAGTGGCATCGTTCATGACGAACACTGCTTTGTTTCGATACGGTGCCTTAAGGGAATAGAACAGGTCAAGCACCTCGTCGATGGTGATGGCAGTGGCGCTTGCCGCAGTTACGCCAAGTTGTGCGCCACCAGTAGCTGCAAGGATGCCTGTAGGTTTTCCAGAGCCGTCGCCGGTGAAAAACGCATCTTCTTCCTTGTTCCCGATACGTCTGGCGAACTCTTTAGCAATATAGGTATCAAGGTTGAATATGCTGTCGTTAAGCAGCTCCTCGGAAACTTTAATCATGGTCCCAAGCTTATACGCACCGATGGACACCTGACCAAAGCTGTCATCGCTTTCTGGAATTGCACCTTCCTCGTCGATCCAGGATGCGGTTCCCTTGGATGCTACGACAGGGATTTTTCGATCCCCGGAAGATGTGGTGATGACATTGGCCAGCCTTCTGAAAATGTTCTCGTTCTCGAGGGTATCCACAAGTGTACGCTCAAATTCATCCGGCACAAGGTAGCCGCCTTCAGTGTCGGTGCCGATCTGAAGTGCATTTCTGATAACAGGATCAAGTCCTTCGCCAGCGCGGGTGCGCATCGCGTTCCAGAAGGCTTTTCTGTACTCGTCCGAAGCTCTGCCGCTTCTTGTCTCCATGCCCGGAAGAGTGGGTCTGCCCGTAAGTGGTGTGTTAAGTGGCTTGGAAAGCTCACGGTCGAGAGCTTCCTGCTTTTCCAGACGGTCGATTTCATTTCCAAGGGAAACCACATCCGCTTCCATCTTGTCATAGATTGCTGTGTCCTCCTGAGAAACCAGTCCGTCAGAGCCCCTCTTAGTATCGAGGAATGCTTTTGCTGTTTCCCACGCTTTTGCGCGCTTCTCGCGCAGTTCAAGAATTTTGTTCATTGTATTTTCCTCCCCAAATTTAGTGTTGAATTAAAGAGAGCCGCTTCTCCAACGACTCTACGGGTGTACCTGATTGTTGTTTAGGCAGCTTAGGCTTTACCTTGTCCAGCAGAGAGTTGGTAACGGCTCTGCGGCTGAAGGCATAGGTGAAATCCTCGGTCTGTAGTCGTTTCTTTTCGTCCTCAAGGATGCCATCTGCAAAACCAAGCTCGATGGCTTTCTTTGCGTTGAGCCAGGTTTCCGCATCCATGAGGTGAGACAGCTTTGCCCGAGATTGTCCTGTTTTGATTTCGTAGGCGTTGATGATGCTTTCCTTAACCTCCGAGAGCAAGGCGATGGCCTTTTGCATTTCCTCACTATCGCCGATGGCCACAGTCAGCGGGTTGTGCACCATCATGAGGGCAGTCGGTGCCATCAGCACCGTCGTTCCGGCCATTGCGATTACGGATGCAGCAGATGCAGCGATACCATCAATCTTCACAGTTACCTTACCTTTATAATCCATAAGCATGGCATAGATCTGACTAGCCGCAATGCAATCGCCACCGGGTGAGTTAAGCCAAATAACAATGTCACCCTCACCGGTAGTAAGCTCCGATTTAAATGCCTTAGGGGTAACATCATCATCAAACCACGACTCTTCGGCAATCACGCCGTCAAGGTAGAGTGTTCGGACACCGGTATTATCATCCCGTGCCCAGTTCCAGAATTTCTTCATTCGGTTTCCTCCGTTTCTTTCATATTTGCG